CGAAAACTAATTAAGACTCTGCAAATGGTTTAACACCCAAGAGCAGAATTTGCTAGACCGTGGTTGACCCCCGTTCTAGCATAATGCTTTGCATTACAGCTCCCTGCAATGGAAAGCATCTTTCCCAGAATTCTTTGTCAAGGGTTTTCTGGGCCAGATATCGAGTTACAATGTTTACCAAATGTAACATGATTTTTGTCATCGGGTCGCCCATCATAACGCCCCGCTGAGTTATGACGTATGAAATTTTCTTTTTCTCGTCATATATTGTTCCCCCAAGGTTAGTACCATGGAAGAACAATTTTCTGGGCATACAGCTTACGCCTAAGACCAGATTTCTTAAAACTTTTGGAATGCCACATTTTAGCATCCAAGAGTTTGCGAGTATATGACCTACTTTGTGTTCCATATAATCGGTTGCAGTTTCATAGTCTGTAGAGACTACGTAAACTGTTTTGTAGATCTCCTCTATTATAGAGTGACCTGCAAAATCTGTTCGACGAGATTCCTTCTTATCGAACAGTATTTTCTCCATTTCTTCGGTTTCGAAAGTTTTGAAGAAATTCCAAGCGTGGTGCGATTTTCCCATACCACTCTTGCTACTGTCTATGCCTCGCTCCATCGGGACGGCGCATATTCTATGGACCACGTCTAAAACTACTTTTAGGCATGCCATACTTTTCGTTACACAACGAGCCTTTCCTGGCTCGTTTGCAACTACCAACATCAGCTCGCGTAAGTCTGCTGGTTTGGTCATGAGTACTTCTTCTAGACATCTCCAAAAGATGTACTCTCCAGGTGTTGCGTTATCTTCCAGATCACTCAACATCTCTCCGGTCTCAAGGTCAAATAACTTTGCCTTGATACCTATATCTCTCAGTTTTACAATATCTTGTATAGCTGAGATAGTACCTCCCTCTGCTTGGGTCTTTTCCCAGCAGGCGGAGGATGTCACGGAGACTGCAGCTTTCGTTGCAAGACCCGAGAATACATGGTCCGGGATAGTTTGTAAAACCTCATCCAAGGCCACTTTTATCATGCGAAGTGCAGGTTTCTGTACTTCGGATGGTGTTGTTACAGCCTTAATCATTTTGATTTTAGACTGTATACTAACCAAACCTGGGGGCTTTCCTGCTCCCCTGGTTTGGCTGAGAACACCTATAAGGTATGGTTTCCTATAGATGTTCTTTTCTCGCTCAACTTCTTCCCACAACGGGAGGAAGCTGCGCAACCAGTCAGGGATTTCTTTTAATTTTTCCTTGCACTGGAAGAGTTCGTGAAGCTTGTTATTTTCCGCGTACTCTTTAAACACTCCTCGGACTCGTTTGAGTTCGTCGAATCGTGTTGTGATGGTAAGTGCCTCTTTGGTTAACTCACCATCTAAAAACAAATCTGAGGATAATTCCCAGATTTGTTTTAATATGAAGTCGTCGTATTTCGACCAACTCCATATTTCATGGGGAAATGCTAGATATCTCTGGCAAAATAACCCGTCTACAGTCTTCAGCATTTCCATGAATGCTGAAGACCTTGATTTCCGGTTGACCTTGCGGTCAGGTCCGTAAATCCAACTCTGAAACAATTTTGTCCATCTTGGATCAGAGTCTCCTGAGAACAGTGCTATCAACACTGATCTCAGTTGTCGGGCGGTAGAAGGGATTGGTCCCCTCTCCTCCTTTGGTTTCGTAGACATAGTCTTTTCATTCTCTGTCTCCGATATGCATAGTTGTTTTAATCTAAAACCCCAATGCGTATGTCTCATAATAAAATCTACTTTTACTAAGGGACTTGAAACATCCTGGAACCTGATATTGTTCTTCGGTGTTTTAAAACCAAATTTTTCAAACCTGAAAAACTTGGAGCTAAGTGGGTCCTGCAGACGTATTACATCTGCATCCCACACAATGACTTGCGGAGGTGGTAACCCTACGGAGTCACAAAAGAACCTTCCGGCTATCACCAAGAAAGGGTCTTCATAAGCGATTCTAAGGGTTGATCGACCTTTAGAATCACCTTCAGTCTTGTCTGGGATTCCCTCCCCTCCAAGACCGTTATCAGAAGCAGTAGTCGCGCTAGCTTGTACTTCTTCTTCTTCCTCTTCTTCTTCATCGCTGTCGTAGAGAGGAACTGTTGCAAGACCAGCGTTATGCTTTCTTGCACTCGTATATTGTTCAGGTGTATACACCTGAGTTTTATTGTTTTGGCGCTGTAAGAAAGTTCTTACATCACCAATGTCCTTCTGGAGGGAGAAACCTTCCTCTAGAAGGAGTGACGCATTCTTCTTCACGGAGAATGAACCACCACACTTGATCGCAAGCGCCGAAGGGACTTGCTTACAAGACAAATAGTGTAACCCAGTTGTATAGGGGTACAATATTGATCGTG